GCGCACTAGGCAAAATCCCTCAATAATGATGAAAAAACTCTACGATATCATTGTTATGTCTCTTATTTCTGTCTTTGCTATTGATATGGCAGCAGATAAGGCATTCGCTGGGTCTCAGAGTCAAGAAGAATACGATGAGATTGACGCTATGATTGCCAAGAGCAATAAGAGTATGGTCGCAGTTAGCAGAAGCGTGCAAAAGGCACAAGCCAAACAAGTAGCGATGGAAGAGGAAATCAAAGAAAATGTAGAAGAATTACACGAGACCGTTGAAGAGGTAACTGAGATAGCAGATGCCCTCAAAGAAGAGGTTGAAAATACAAAAGAAGAGATGGCCGTCTTGGAAGAGGTCGCAGAAGAGGTTGCCTATGTGTACGCTCTGAATGGCATAGATACCGGAAATACTCTTGTCATAAAGGAAATGATCAAAATCAAAAAGGAGATGAAGATCATTGATATGAAGATTGAAAAGGCCATGGAAGAAGGCGATACTGTAAATATAGATGAGCTTATTCTGTTGAAGAATATGTACAACTTGAATGGAGTTAATAAATGAGCGTAGCCAAAAAGACAAACCCATCCAAATGGAAGAGCATTGTTGCCCGTGTTAAGGCTGGTAGCAAAGGCGGTGATCCAGGAGAGTGGTCTGCTAGAAAGGCTCAATTGGCAACTCAAATCTATAAAAAAAGCGGTGGAGGATACTCTGGCGCTAAAAGCCCTAGCAATTCTCTAAGCAAGTGGAGCAAGCAAAAGTGGACCACATCTGATGGGTCTCCGAGCAAGGGGAAGAAAAGATACCTTCCCGAAAAAGCATGGAGGGCTTTAAGCCCATCAGAGAAGAAGGCTACAAACAGAGCCAAGGCTGCGGGTAATAAAAAGGGAAAACAATTTGTAGCGCAGCCCAAAAGCGTTGCAAAGAAAGTAGTTAAGTATAGAAAATAACAATGCCTAGAAATACTATAAAAGGGAAGAATACAAGACCAAAGTCCAATAAGGCTACTGGTCGTGACTACTCTTACGACAAGTCATACCAAAAGACTCCTGCTCGTAAAAAGTATCGTGCTGAATTAAACAGCGCAAATAGAAAAGCTGGGACATATGGGAACAAAGATGGCAAAGACATGAGCCATACCAAGAAAGGGAAGATGGTAAAAGAGTGTCAATGCAAGAATAGAGCCCGAAACGGCTCCAATGGTAGATCTACTAAAAAGTAGTATATCAATAACTTATAAAACAAATGAAGAAGTAATCCACTAGGGTTACTTTTTTTATCTATATGTAATAAATTTGATATCCCATATGAATACCGAGAGCAAAGTTTTAAGTGAAATCGTAACGTGGTCCAAGTACTCCCGTTACGTTCCTTCTTTAAAGAGGAGAGAGACTTGGAGTGAAATCGTAGACAGAAACAAAAAGATGCACATCAGTCGCTTCCCACACATGGAAGAGCAGATTGAACAAGCATATAAACTAGTCTATGACAAAAAGGTTCTCCCCTCTATGCGCTCTCTGCAATTTGCAGGCAAAGCTATTGAGACCAATCACGCTAAAATATACAACTGCTCATTCGTTCCATTGGATGACTATCGTGCATTCAATGAGGCATTTTTCTTATTATTGAGCGGCTGTGGTGTTGGTTACTCGGTTCAGTGGCATCACGTAGACTCATTGCCTGCTATCGTAAAGCCCAAGAAGAAAAAGAAGTTCTTGGTTGCCGATGATATTATGGGATGGGCTGATGCCCTCAAGGCTCTCATTAAGTCTTATATGGGCTTGTCGAGCCACGAGCCTAACTTTGATTTTGGATCTATCAGACCCAAGGGGACTCCATTGAAGACTAGCGGTGGTGTAGCCCCTGGCCCAGAGCCATTGCGTATTTGCCTAGCGCAGGTTAAGAGCATTCTTGATCGTAAAGAAGAGGGTGAAAAGCTGAAGCCCATTGAATGCCACGATATTATGTGTCACATTGCAGACAGCGTTTTGGCTGGTGGTGTTCGTAGAAGCGCAATGATTTCTTTGTTCTCGCATGATGATAGTGAGATGCTGACTTGCAAATTTGGCGATTGGTGGGAACTGAATCCTCAGCGTGGCCGTGCAAATAATAGCGTTGTTCTAAAGAGAGGCCACGTAAACAAGGAGTACTTTATGGACTTGTGGAAGAAGGTTGAACTTAGCAATAGCGGAGAGCCTGGCTTCTACTTTACTACAGACCTAAATGCTGGAACGAATCCTTGCTGTGAGATTGCCCTAAACCCCAATCAGTTCTGCAACCTTGTAGAGGTTAACGGAAGTGATGTTGTAGACCAAGCCGATTTGAACGAGAGAGTTGCTACTGCTGCTTTCCTTGGAACTTTGCAAGCGTCTTACACAGACTTTCACTATTTGCGTTCTATCTGGCAGAGAACTACCGAAAAGGAAGCCTTGTTGGGTATTGGTATGACCGGTATTGCTAGTGGTCGGGTCTCAGAACTTGATTTGGAACAAGCAGTAAAATTGGCCAAAGAAGTAAATAAGCAAGTAGCAGGAGACATCGGAATCAATGAGGCTGCTCGTATTACTTGCGTTAAGCCATCGGGAACATCTTCTTTGGTCTTGGGAACATCAAGCGGAATACATGCATGGCACGATGAGTATTACATCCGTAGAATTCGTGTAGGCAAGAACGAGGCTTTGTATACCTATCTATCAATCTATCACCCATACATGTTGGAGGATGACTTCTTTAAGCCAGAAGAGCAAGCGGTAATCTCCGTGCCTCAGCAGGCTCCTAAAGGATCAATCACACGATGGGAAGAGACTGCTATTGATTTCCTTGAGAGAGTTAAAGACTTCAATATTCGTTGGATCAAGCCTGGTCACATCTCTGGACCCAATACCCACAATATCTCTGCAACTGTAACTATGCGTAAAGATGAGTGGGATGCTGTAGGTGAATGGCTTTGGGACAATCGTGAGTTCTACAATGGTCTATCCTTTTTGCCAGAAGATTTAGGCACATACGTACAGACCCCATTCGAGAGCATCACGAAGGAGCAGTTTGAAGAGATGAAAAAAAATCTCGGAGAGATTGATTTAAGTCTTATATTTGAGGGCGATGATAATACATCATTGGCCGATCAAGCAGCATGCGCTGGTAATAATTGTGAGATATGAAGAATAAGCCACAATATACTTTAGTATTAATATATCTTCTAGCAATAATTACTCTTGCTATTGCGTTTACATCTTGCTCACCACAGAGAAGATATAAGAGGCTAGTTGAGAAGTATCCAGAACTAGTAGAGACAGATACGGTTGAAGTTCACGATACTACGATATATGAAAGAGAAGTCCCTGTACCAGAGTACAGGGATTCTTTCGTTATTCAAAATGATACAGTTATTGAGACTGAGAAATTGATTATAACCAAGTTCAAGGATCGTTTTCATGTCGTAGTAAAAGAAGATACAATTAACATACGAGATACCATTGTAAAGACTGTAAAGGTTGCTGGTAAAGTATACACTAAAAAGGAAACAAATTGGCTATGGGTGATTATTGCGGGTTGCATATCACTCTGCACCGGCCTTTACTTTGGTTTCCGAGCAAGAAGATGAAATTTGTCCAAAAGAGTTTTGACGATAACGATCAGCTTGGTCGTGACATGCTCAAAGCATACCTAGAAAATCGTGGCCACGATGTATCTGACAATGAAAATAAGTACGGCATAGATTTATTTTCAACCAAGGGGGAGAAGACGTTCTGGTGGGAGGTAGAGATGAAATCTGGGTGGCCTTGGACATGCGTTGAAGACTTTAAATTCGACACCGTATCTTTCCTTGGCAGAAAGGAAAAGTGGAGCGATATTGAATTTTGGTACGTTATTATATGCAAGGAGAATGGCGCAGCACTACTGTGCCATTCTAATGTTATATTTAAGGACGAGTACAAGGAGAAAATATTTATAAACACAGCACAAAGAAAGGGGACAGATACTTTTTACAGAGTCCCAAAGAATTACTGTATATTTGTGAAACCTGAAAATTTTAGATAAATGCAAGACAAAATCAATCCAGATCACTACAAAGGTGATATCGAGTGTATCGATGCAATTAAGGCATCAATGAAAGAAGAAGAATATTTGGGTTACCTAAAGGGGAGTGTCATGAAATATCTGTGGCGCTATAAGTATAAGAATGGACTGGAAGATCTGAAAAAGATGAACTGGTTCGCAAAAAGACTGGAGGAAGAGTATGGTAATACACTGGACGTACAGCTTAAAAGACCTCAGACCATCTGAGATTAGAAAACACGAAAGAGCAAAAACAAGAGTAAAGAACGAGAGCGTTCACATTGGTGGCTTGGATAGATACCCAATGTTTACGCATTGCATAGCAACTGACGGAAGAGTCTTAGTTCTGGACTATTGCCCCGGATCAAAGATTCACGTAGCTTTGATCGGTGGAGTAAACTCCGATTATAAATATGCGAATACAGCAACATATGATCAATTACAAGCATTAGGAAATCTGATAAGATTCTATCAATCACTGGGGGAGGTTGTAGAAGAAGGTGACCTATTAAATTTTAACTTAAAAGAATGGATAAAAGCAATCTCTCAGAGGTAGACGACCACGTAAAGTCCCTACAGAAGCTAATCTCTTGGCACGAGTATTACTCAGCTATTGGAAACGTAGTTGAGGCAAATAAGTGCCAGAAGGAAATCGAACAGAAGAAAAAGGACATCAATGAGCTACGCAAAGCTTACGGCATTTCTAAAAGAAAATAAGATAAACGAGGAAGAAGCATTAGAGAGGATACAGGTTCAGTTAAAGGATCCTGCCAAAGACTTCTATGTTACCATTGTATCTATGACTG